GCTTTAAAAGAGCAGATTAAAGATTTAAAAAAACAATTAGACGATGCAGAGTCTAGAATTAAAAGACTACTCATTCGCTTTGAACAATTTGAATACGACAATAAGGAAACTAAATAATGGCTACAACATATCTAGTATTATCAAATAGAATTTTAAGAGAATTAAATGAAGTTGAATTGACTTCATCTAATTTTTCAAGCAGTCGTGGTATTCAAACGGCTGTAAAAGATTTTATTAATAAAGCCGTACATGATATTTATAATGAAGGAGCTGAACTTCCTTTATTACATACAACAAAGACTCAAGCTCTTACGACAGGTGATGGAGAATATGATTTTCCATCCGATATGCGTAGAGTCGATTTTGAGTCTTTTTTTTTAAAGCCAACAGAATTAATTACAAATGGAGAATTTACTTCTAATATAACGGGTTGGACTACAGGAGATGGTTCCCCATCACATACTAGTAGTGGAAATGGTAGATTAAACTTAAATAGTGCTGCAGCTTATCAATCTATTTCTACGGTAAAAAATAAAACATATAAAATACAAGTTAGAGTTCTTAGTCCAAATAGTTCAGCAACAACATTAACCGTAAGAGTAGGAACATCTGCAGGTGGAACACAGAATTTAGATACAACAATTGGTGTAACAAATTTTGGTGAAGGTAATATTTTAGATACAACTTTTACGGCTACAGCAAAAACATCTTATGTTTATGTTGAAGCTTCATCAGTACAATTAGATGTAGATTATATAAGAGTATCAAGAAGTGATATTGCACCAACTAAACTAGCTTCTATAACATATGATACATATTTACAAACTAATAAAGTTGCAGATGATGTTAATAATAGTAGTGCTTATGGAAAACCTTTAAAAGTAATAAGAAAACCTGACTATAGTTCTTTCATTTTAAGTCCTATTCCAGGTGAAGGTGAGTATACAGTTAGTTATGATTACTATACAACTCATACAGATTTATCTGCTCATGGTGATACGATGGGATTACCTGATAGATTTTCTTCATTGATTGTAGATAGAGCAAAGTACTATGTTTATATGTTAAGATCAGATCCTCAACATGCTCAATTAGCAGATAGAGATTATCAAAGAAAATTAAAATTATTAAAAACAGACTATGGTACTCATTCATCTGATTATATGAGAACAGATGTTGTGACTGAAAGTATTGTAACTAATGTGGGTACACAAGTTGGATAACAGGAGATTAAATGGCATTAACTAAAAAAGAAGAAAAGAAAAAACCAATAGATAATTTAACCTATAAAGCTGAAAAAGAAAAAGCTCAACAACGAGTTGCTGATATTTCTGATAAAATGAGTATAAAAGATATTAATGAATATATTAGAAGATATCAAAGTGGAGAACATGTACACGAGATTTTACCTCCAGGTTTAACTAAAGAAGAACTTATTCAATTACAAAATTTAGCAGATAAAAGAACATAATAATATGGCACTAAAAAAAGATCCAGTTGAGATTGAAAAGAAAACACCAGAAGATAACTTAAATTATGCAGCTAATAAAATGGCTGTATTAAGTAAAAGTCGTATTACTCAACTTTTGCAATTAAAAGAAGAAGCTATTGCAAAGGGTGATAACGATAAAGTTAAAGAAATTGAATCAGAATTATTTTTACTAAGAGATTAATATGCCCGATAGCTCACAAATATCTCCATTCACAGCAAGTTGTGGGGGTGGACTTATATTAAATAAGGATGTATATAATATGCAGCCTGGTGAAGCTCTACAATTAACTAATTTTGAACCCTCTATTCAAGGTGGCTATAGACGTATTAATGGAACAACAAAATATAATTCGACAATTGTTCCTCAAGTATCTGCTTCAAGTGAAAGAGTTTTATTATCAGCAATCTTTAATGATATTATAGTTGCTGGACGAGGTGGAACTGTTTATACTGGAACAACGAGTGGATCTTGGACATCAAGAGCAACAAGTAAAGGAACAACCTATACTTATGATTTTGATAAATATAATTATAACGGAACAGATAAAATTATAATTGCAACAGGGGCAGCAGCTGCATTTACTTTAGATACCAGTTACAGTGAAGATATTATAAATGCAACAGATGGTGGAACAGCTCCTACTAATCCTAAATATGTAAAATCATTTGCTAATCATATGTTCTATGCGGGTATGTCAAATGCTACACATAGTATTATTTTTTCAGGACCTTATACAGAAGATGATTTTGATACAGGGGCAGGTACAATTAAAGTTGGTGATGTTGTTACAGGATTAAAAGTTTTCCGTGATGAGCTTTATGTATTTTGTCAAAGACGAATTTACAAAATAACAGGAACCAGTTCAAGTAACTTTGCATTAGCAGAAGTTGCAAAAAACGTTGGTACAATATCACATCATTCTATTCAAGAGATAAGTGGAGATTTATTATTCTTATCTGCCGATGGAATTAGAACCGTTGCTGGTACAGCAAGAATTGGTGACGTTGAACTAGGTACCGTTTCAAAACAAATACAAGATAGAATTAATGATATTACTTATACTAATGTAACCTCATTAGTAATAAGAGATAAATCTCAATATCGTTTATTTTATCCAACCGATGGAGCTGAAGATAGTTCTAAAGGAATTATTGCAGTGATTAAAGTTAATCCTAATACAGGTCAATTAGGATATGAATATGCAGATATAAAAGGATTAAAAGTTTCTTGTTGTGATTCAGATTATATTAGTAATTCTGAAACTGTTGTATCAGGTGGATATGATGGTTATATTTATAAACAAGAATCAGGAAATGTATGGACACGGGCTAGTGGAACAACAGCATTAGATTCAACTTATCGATCTCCCGATATGACAATGGGTGATCCTGGAATTAGAAAATCCATGGAAAGAATAAATCTAAACTGGAAACCCGAAGGTGAAGTTTCAGCTAGTATGTATGTTCAATATAATTATAATGATACCGATACTCCTCAACCTAGTTTAATTAGTTTATCGTCATCAGGTAGTGGAGCCTATTATGGATCAGGAGCATTTGGAACAGCAGCCTTTGGATTAGGTGATTTACCTATTACCAGAAAATCAGTAGAAGGTTCAGGATTTGCTGTTGCAGTGAAAATAACAGATACAAGTACTAATCAACCTTGGGCAATCCGAGGATTTCAATTAGAATTCGTACCAGGAGGACGAAGATAACATGGGAGCAACATATACTAGACAGAGTTCATCAGGCATAGTTGATGGTGGAGTTATTGAGGCATCAGATCTTAATAATGAATTTGATCAACTCTTAGCCGCATTTGTAGCAGCATCAGGACATACTCATGATGGTACGGCTGCAGAAGGTGGACCAATTACAAAATTATTAGGTACTTCAATCACTATTGGTGATGGTACTACTGGTACAGATATTGCCGTAACCTTTGATGGTGAAACAGGTGATGGTGTATTAACATGGATGGAAGATGAGGATTACTTTAAATTCTCTGATGATATATTAGTTAATAGCACAGAAAAATTAATGTTCCAAGATACAGGAACATATGTATATTCTAATGCAGATGGTGATTTAGATATTGTATCTGATGGTACAGCAGTTGATTCAATTAATTTAGAATCAGCAGGTGGTATAACATTAGATGCAGGTACAGCTGGAAGTGGTATTATATACGAAGATGATGGCACGGCTATGTTGTCTATTATAAATTCATCAAGCGATGTTATTCTTACAACAAAAGTTCAAGATAAAGATTTTATCATAAAAGGTGATGATGGTGGAAGTGCTATAACAGCCTTAACCTTAGATATGTCTGAGGCAGGAGCAGCAACATTTAATAATAAAGTTGTAGCAACTGAATTAGATATTTCTGGTAATATGGATATTGATGGTACATCTAATTTAGATATAGTTGATATTGATGGTGCTGTTCAAGTTGATAATACAATAACAGTTGGTGCAGATGATCAAGGGTATGATGTAAAATTTTTTGGAGATACAGCAAGTGCTTATATGCTATGGGATACATCAGCGGATGATCTTGTATTAGCAGGTGCAGCAGGAATAGATCTCGCAGGTGATATTGATGTAGATGGTACAGCTAATTTAGACGCTGTTGATATTGATGGTGCAGTACAAATTGACGGTGCAGTTACTGTTGGTGTTGATGGCACAGGATTAGACGTAAAATTCTTTGGCGATACTTCTGGAAGTTTCTTATTATGGGATCAATCAGATGATGCATTAGAATTAACAGACTCTTCACCAATTAAAATTGGTGATGGTGGTGATATGCAAATCTACCACGATGGTACTAATTCTTATATTACAAATTCAGAAGGTGCTTTAAAAGTTGCAACAGAGACTTCTGGTATTGCTGTTACAATTGGACACACTACTTCAGAAACAACAATAGCAGATAATTTAACTGTAACTGGAAATATAAGTATTGGTGGAAATTTTGATGTTACTGGAACTATAGATTTAAGTGATTCTGATTTTACTAATGCTGGAGATATTCAATTAGATTCTATTACAGGAGATGGAGATACTAATACTTCTATAACTTTTTCTGGATCAGATGTTATTACTGTAACAACTGGAGGAGAAACTCAAATTACATTTAATAATGGGTCTATTCTTCCAACAACAGATAATGATGTTGATTTAGGTAGTTCATCTTATCAATTCAAAGATGCTTATATTAATGGAACTTTAGAAGCAGATGCTATTACAATTGGAGGTACAGCTATTGGATCAATCTATGGTGTTGTAGCAGGTAGTTCTAGTATTGTAACAACAGGTGCTTTAGATTCTGGATCAATTACTTCAGGATTTGGAGCTATTGATAATGGAACTTCTGGAATTAGAACAAATACATTTACAGCAGAAACAGCTTTCGTACCTGATGCTTCAGGTGGTGCTGATTTAGGAACAGCAACATTAGAATTTAATGATGCATTCTTTAATGATAGTTCAGTAATTAATTTCGGAGATGATCAAGATATTACTTTAACACACGTAGCAGATACAGGTTTAACACTTGCAGGATCACATGCAAATGGAACTAATCTTCAATTAAATAATACAGCAACTGATGGAGACTCAGCAATTCAATTTGCTTTAAGTGGAACAGTAGCATATACAATGGGTGTTGAAGATGGTGATTCAGATAAGTTTGTAATTAATTATGGAACAGGTGCACTCGGTGCACAACCTGCTTTAGAAATTAGTTCAGCAGGAGCAGTAACCGTTCCAGGAGATTTAACCGTTTCAGGAACATTAACAGGAGCAGCATCAGCAGGGTTTGCCTTAGCGATGGCTGTTGCCTTGTAATTTATAGGAGAGTAAAATATGGCACAGGACTTTAGAAATGTCGTAGCACGATCACAAGGAACATCAGCAGCAGCAATATTGACTGGTGGAAATTATGATGCTGTAATAGGCATTCGTGTTGCTAATATTCTCACGACTACAGTAAAAGTGGATATTTATGTTGTAAGAAGTACAGCAAATTATTACTTATGCAAAAATACTCCAATTCCTCCAGGTGGATCAATTGAATTGATTCAAGGTGGATCAAAAGTTGTTTTAGCTAGTGGTGATGTATTATGGCACGATTGTGATACGGACAATGCAATTGACCTTTGGGTTAGTTATATTGATACAATTAGTAGTTAATAGGAAAAATATATGAGTGAAGTAACAATTCTTAATGGAATACAATACATTGGGTGTACAGCACCGAATGAATCGATATTGCACCATACAGGAACAATGGATGCAAGTCAAACAATAGAAAATGCTGTACTCGCAGGACCAGTAAGTTTTACTAATACAGTAACAATTACTGGCAATGTAGTAATAGTATAAGGAGAAATAATGGGAGTAGAACTAGACGGTGCAAATCAAAAAGTTGTTTTAGACAACGACAGTGATACATATCTACAAGCCAGTACAGATGATACATTGGATATCTATATTGCTGGAGCTAAAGATTTTGTTATTACTGCTAATACTTTAACAGCTGAATCAGGTAGTACAATAGCTGCACAAGCGTTGACAGCTACGACTATAGCAACTAGCTCAACAATAGATATTAATGGTAATGAATTTATTCTTGATGCTGATGCAGATACAAGTATTACTGCTGATACTGATGATAGAATAGATTTTAGATTAGCAGGAGTAGAACATATATCAATAAATAATGCTTCGGGTGATACCATGATTAAACCCATGGTTGATGCTAAAGATATTATTATACAACAATATGATGGAACAGAATTAGTTAACTTTAATGATGGTGCCTATACATCATTTACCAGTGCTGCAGTTTTCCCAGAAGCAACTTTAACAGATGCTTCAACAATAAGTTGGAATGCCCTTACACAACCTGTAGCAAAAGTTACACTAGGTGCTAATAGAACTTTAGGTTCAGCATCAGGTGGAATTACAGGACAATTTATTTCAATATTAATCATTCAAGATGGAACAGGAAGTAGAACTGTTACATGGAACGCAGCTTATGAATTTGCTAGTGATACAGCCCCAACGTTAACAACTACTGCTAACCTTGGAGATCTTTTTGTGTTCCGTTATAATGGATCTAAATGGTTAGAAGTTGGAAGAAATCTAGCACTAACATTAAGTTAATAAAATTTAAAAGGAGAAAAATAATATGTTTGCATTAGTCGAGTCAGGATCTATATCAAAAATGTTGAGTGGTAATCGAGGGATTACTATTGGAGATAATCAATATCCAAGATCAATATTTACATTATGGTCTGCAGATGAGCGAGAAGCAATCGGAATCTATGAAGTAGAAATAGATACTACTAATAAAAAGGATGAAGAATGGTATGTTAATACTAATATCACTTATTCTTTTGGTAGTGGCAAAGTTACAGGTAGCTATGGTAGTGCAACTGCCAAAGCTATTGCTGATACTTTATTCACAGCAGAAGATGAAAGCAATGGATTAGGTACTGAAGGAGAAGTTAAAGTTAAAGGCTTAAAAACTTTAAAAAAAGAAATAGTTAAAGCACAAGCCGCAGGTATTCTTCAAGAGACAGATTGGTATGTAACTAGAAAAGCAGATGCAGGTACAGCAATACCTTCAGCAGTTTCTACACATAGGGCAGCAGTTAGAACTAAATCAGGTGAAATGGAAACTGCAATCGATAACGCTTCAGATGTAGATGCTCTAGCAGCATTATATACTTATACAGAACAAGAAGACGGCTCAGTTACTAGACCATTAGGCGAATTCCCAGTATTGGAGGCATAATGTCACTTCCTATTTTAGGAACAAATACTTTATCTAGTGGATTTGAAGTAGCAAATTCTGTTAGGTTTAATGATGGGGATAGTCCACGACTTCACAAAACTCCTGGAAGTGCTGGAAACCGAAGAACATTTACTTTTAGTTTCTGGGTTAAAAGATGTACTTTAGGAGCATACCAACCTCTTTTTGATATAGGTGGAAATTGGGCGGATTTTAAAGATGACGATACACTTCGAGTAGGTATTAATGCAACAGGTAGCAGTTCAACACATAGAGTTACAAATAGAGTATTCCGAGATGTTTCTGCTTGGTATCACATTGTTATTAGAGTAGATACTACTCAAGGAACAGCAGCTAATCGTTTAAGAATTTATATAAACGGAACAGAAGAAACAAGTATGGGAACATCTGCTGATGTAACGCAAGATGCCGATACTGATGTCAATAATACTGGAGTACACGATATATTAAACGA